CTACGCTCATTGACGACGCTAACCTTGCAGCAAAAAGGATGGAAGAAGCCAATAAAGAAAAGGCAGAACTTCTTAAACGAGAAGAAGACCTTGAAGCAAGAAAAGCTTTAGGTGGCAGTTCAGAAGCAGGTGCTCCACCAGTAAAGCCTAAAGAAGAAGCTCCTAAAGAGTATGCGGAGAAAGTCCTGAGTGGAGAGCTTAATAAAGAAAATGATTGAGGACAAAAAGCTCGGTCTGAAGGTTGCTACAAAAGAAGAGGCTTATTGGATAAATATTAAGGAAAAGACACAAGCTATAATTGAAGATATGGAAAAATCATTGAAATTAAATAAAGCAATTTTGGTGATGGCAGAGAATAAGATAGCTCTCGAGAATGCAACTAATCCAAGGAAAAAGAATAAAATCCCTGTTGGTATTGGATAATGGATTTCTATTTTATGACAAGAGGAGACAAGGATTGTGTTGCTAAGTTTGCTAATGAACTATCAGCTCAGCGTCTGCCCTGGACTGCAAAAGACAAGAAAGGAAAGAAGCAGAATCTTATAGTTGCTGCGACACTGAAACCAATCCAGCTTTGGTGCGTTGCTTTTCCAAAAGAGAACCTGGATTTAATGCTAAGTTCATTGAACCCTCATGAAAAGTCTCATGGTAAAGGTGTGAACCTTCCAATGACTATGATTAGAAAAGCACTTGGAGCTAAAAAGATGCCAAAATGCAAGGATAAATCCAGGGTGTTTCCAATATACAAAAAGCATATTCAGATCTTAGGCATAGGAATCAGGGAAGATGCGGAGAATCAGTTTGGGAATGAAAAGCTATAAAATAGAAAGTTATTTAAATGAAGTTTTCTAATAGCAGGGCATGGCTGTAGCAACATTAGTTCTGAAAACAGATGAGCCCATAGATTTCATAGTATCAAACCTTGTTGGTGTTGAAAAAGGGACAATCATGGAGCTGACTGACCCGAGAACAGCAACTGCTAACAATGGTTCTGGTGATGTCTTTGCAGGTATTGCTCGTAGAGAAAAGATAGCCTCTGATGGAAGGACAAGACTTGCATTATTCAGGAGAGGTGTATTCATACTAGAAACTGCAGATGGTGCAGATGTCTCAGCAGGGGAATGGGTGACAACATCAGGTACTAATAAAATTAGGTTAGCGACATCAGCAGAACTTGTAGTCGGCAAAGGCATAGGAATTGCTCTTGAAGATATGCTTCAAAATACAACAGGCGAAGTCATGGTTGGTGGCTATTAATAATGGATGAAGAAAACAAAACTGAGGAAAAAAAGGAAGAAAGTCCCGAAGAGTCTAAAGATGAAGACTCTGAGGAAGTGGATGAATAATGGTAGATAGCAGAGGAATGCAGGACATCTTTGGTCTGGACATTAGTAAATTTGTTCAGGGTGTTGAAAAGTTTACATATAATTTTCTTGAAGAATTTCAGAAAGTAAAGATGAAGGGTGACCAGAAAAGATTCTGGACAAAAAACCCTGTAAGAATAGCAGCTGCAACTTCACCCTCAGCTACTAAAAATGTAAGCCCAGGCTCAAGACCAATGACTCAGGAAGTGTCGTGGACAGTAACTAATGTTTTTGTAAAGAAATATTTTGTTGAAGGTTTCTTAGATGCTGAAGATATTAGTGATGCCGAGATTGATACATATGGCACAACCCTGCAGGATTTGACTGAAAGAATTGTAAGAGATAGAGATATTGATTTATACAATATCATGAGTGAAAACCAATCACCATCTGCTATCCAGTCTTTTGCTACAACTGCAGTTGGGGGAGACCAGTGGGATGCAGCTAATTATGCAGCAGATATAATCAAAGATTTTAACAGAGCAATCAGGCTTATTCAGGCTGCAGGATTTAAAGATAAGATAAAAGCTGTAATGGACCCAATAGCATATGAAAGCATGAAGAACTGGTTAATCTCTGGTAAAGGTTCAAGCATCCCTGGCTTCTCAAGTGAGAAGATTAAGAGTGGTGTGGTTATGGAACTGTTAAACGTAAGTATTAAAGTCTCTACTGAAGCAGTGACTGATAATGTTCTCTTTACAATAGGCCCAAGAGCACAGAGTTATGCAGAAGCAGAAGCAATCACTGGGAATACTTTCATAGATGCTGGAGTAGGCAGAAACATAAGAGTATGGACAAGAGGAGTAGGCTATAGAACTAACCCTCAAGGAAATGTGCTGGTCACAGACATCAATACTTAAAATGACAGAAGAAAACCAAAGGAAATTATATGAGCATTTTCTAAGAACAGGACAGGCTAAGAGAGCAGAAGAAGTCTTGAAGGTCTATCCTCAATTTAAAGAACCTGAACCTAAAGAAACTAAATCTAAGAAAGGGAAGTAAGATGGGTCACAATGAGAAAGAATTTTCCACTGAGAGATTAATTATACACACAGCTATAACACCTAATGCAAGTGCTGCTACACATCTGCCAAACACTGCTCCTGCAGCTGTAACAACTTCATCACCTTCAGGGTGGCTTCCAATCATAGTAAAAGGAGTGGAATATTTTATTCCATTGTGGACTTAAATGACAGCTGGAGATGTAGAAGTTAGGATTGTTGAAAGTCCGATTACAACGGCTAAAATAGATACTGCAGTAGGTGAGATAGTATCTGCAACTTCCAACACTGTTCCAATATCTCTAACCTCTTTTAACCAGGGTCGTTCTATCCTGATTGTGGGCATAGATACAGATTAATATTTAAAGCCTAATTCTTTCTGATTTTCATGGCAGCAGTTATCGTATCTGATGGGGCTGTGAGTGAAGGACCTGGCACTATCGGAACAAAAATAGTAGCAAAGAGATACCCTGTTGAAGAAGGGCTTGTTGCAGGAACAACCAAGCAGGTGGGAAAGCCTTATCTGGTGGATGAAAAGGGGAATTCCTGATGCTTGAACAAATATTCTCAGTCCAGGACATGATAGGAATCGCTATAGTAATTGGTGTGATATTAAAATTATTTCAGTTTATTCAAGAAGATGGTAGATAAAGCAAAGACAAAGAGAGCACTAAAGCAGGTTAGTCCTAAGGTCACTCCTATAGGAAAGATGGAAGGTGAGCCATTGATATTGCCTAATCATTCTGGATATCATGGAGCCCAGGCATTAGCTAAAACTCCAACAAAAGATTTTCAACTTGCCAACAAGAAATATGTTGATGATGCTTCTACTGCTCCAGGCGGAAGTGATACAGAAGTTCAGTTCAATGATAGCGGGAGTTTTGGCGGAGATGCTAATTTTACATGGGATGCTTCAGAATTGAAATTAAATGGAAAAGATTTAAACATGCCATCTCCAGGTCAGATAATATTAAAATCATCAACAACAGGAGAGGGAAATGCTCCTCTCCACATAACAAAGACTTTAAACAATGCGGTTGGGGCATTTATAGATAATGGGTTTAAGAATGGAGTAGCACTTGTAGTTAGAAATCACTCAAATAACAAAATAAATCTTATTGACCCAGGAAGTGGCACAACCTTACTTGTTCTTTTTGATGGTCAATTCAGGACAGGATTATTTCTGTCTAGAGTTGGGTCAACGCATACAGAGCCAGAAATAGAAATGAAAAATTCAGGTCAATCAACCTGGAATTTACAGAGGTCTGCTAGCAACTTTAGTTTTGGACCAAACTCAAGCAATGATGATGAATATACTTTAACAAATGCTGGGTCAGGGAGTTTAAAGGTTGGAATTGGAACAAACTCACCAACAACAACATTTTCAGTTAGTGAAAAATCAGGAATGTCTGCAATAGGTGGATTTTGTATTAAGATGACAAACAAGACAGGAGCTAATACGGTTGCAGGTAATTTAGTGAGAGCTGATACAGCAGTTGATGATGCATTTATTTTAACTGCGGCGACTGATGATGAATATATGGGAGTGGTCTTAGATGCAGGAGTGAGTGATGGAAGTGAAGCATGGATTGTTGTTCATGGAATTGCTGATGTACTCTTCGATGATAATGTAGCAGCAGTAAGAGCGAATTGGGTTGGAACAGGACAGGCAGGTTTGGCAAGAACTCAAGCAGCGCCACCAGCCTTGGGAGTAGCTGCACACTTTGAAGAAGTCGGTCACAGTATAGAATCAGTAACTGCAGGGGGAGAAGGAACGTTCATATTAGCAAGAGTAGTTCTTCAGCACAATTAATTTATAAACCCTGGATTCTTATAAAATATGCTTTGGGCTTATAGTGTTGGCTCGAAGTAGGGGGAGGCACTACTCCCCTGCGTTTATTCTGAAGTAGTAACACATTATACAATATGTGTGTGTGTCTCTGTGTGGTAGTGAGGTAGATATATAAGGGTCTTTTTCTTAGTTTTAGTATGCCGATTTACTTTTACAGGAGACAGTGTAGGTGGAAAGGATGTAACATCTTCATGCCTTTAGGAACTCATCAGCAATATTGTGATGAACACCACAGAGATGCTTTCATAAAAGCAAGAGTTAAAGCAGCTATGAGACAGAAAAAGATGAGAGATGAAATAGCTGAAATGAAAAGGGCAGTTTATGAAGAAGCTGCAGCTCCAGCAGGAAACTCACAGATGATGGGTGCTAACTTCTAACTATATACTGCAATATATATATCTTTAAAAGGATGTTTCTCGTCTATAAATCATGGAAAAGAGCGTGATTTGGCGGGGCTATACGCATCTTGCAACAGGAATTGCAAGGCATCAATTAATATCTTATTCTATAGAAATTACAGCAAAGGAAGCTGCAATGTTATGGGAGAGGTTGAAACAATGGAAAGGATCTCAGGAAGATTTCTATTTCAAATATGTTAATCCAGCACAGCTCTGTAAAAAAATTAAATATCCAAAGAAACCGATTCACATTAAAACCAAATTGAAAGGGGGTAATCAAGATGGAAAAAAAATTAGAAATAAAGATTAAGGCTTTAGATGATTTTGAATTTCAAACAGAGGCAGTGTTAGAGTTGCTAAAAAGACTTACAAATTCTGTTGGGAAACTAAGAGAAATTTCTATTAAGGAGAGTTAAAATGGAAACAAGACAAGGAAAAATTGAGAAGAAAAGCATGGCTTTTGCTAAGAACAAAGCACCTTATGCTACATTCACAATAGACGGGAGAAATTATAATTCATTTGACCCTGATATTGTTGATAATTTTAACCCTGATGACTTTGTAGAGTTCACAGGAGAGCAAGGTGACAGGTTCTGGACACTCAAGACGATGAAGAAGATTGAAGAGGGTGAGATGGCATTTAATGAGAAAAGAGAATATCTTGAAAAGCAGAACACAGTAAAGGAATACCATTTATCACCAGAAGAAGTCAAGTGCAGGGCTTTGGAGTGTGCTATTACACATTGGAGAACTATGGGAAACGACTATTCAACAGATGATGTGTTAGATATAGCAGACAAATTCGTGGAGTGGATAAGAAATGGGAACTAAGGAAACAAACGAGAGGAATCAGAACTGGTTCCTCTTCAAGTTCAAGGAGATAAGAAATAAAGGTTTTAATTTTCTGGAGAAGAAGCGCATCATAGCCCAGTTCATGAAAAAGATGTTCAGCTCAGAGAGGCAGGCAAAGGAACTGCTTAACATGTTTCAGAACTTAGGAAGAATTAAACTGCATCGGGACAGGATTGAGGTGTTGAAATGACACAAATTGAAGTAATAAGGATAACGGTTTATGTGGCTTTACCACTTGTTCTTTATCTTCTGTGGAGATTAAAATGACAGAAAAACAAGACGAATTTGAAGATGGAGAAGTTGAAATGATGAAAAAAGAGATTATGGATAACGCTTTAGAAGAAAAAACATGTGAGAATTGTGGGCAGAAAGAACCAAATCATAAACCAGATTTAATAAGTGGATGCAAAAAATTCAAAGCTAAAACAAGTTTGGGCAAGAAACCCAAAGGTTGTGGAAAAGAATGGAAAATGTGGAACCCTGAAACAGAAAAATATATGTATTATGGTAAATGCCGACCATATGTTTTATGCAATAAATGTGAACCTAAAAATCAGGGCACTTTTAATTTAAGCGAGAAGATTTGGGGAGGCAATATCCCTGTGAACTATGTCAAAGAATTCATCTCACGGCTGAAAGGGAAATTAGAGAAAGTATGGGATTTATGTGATTGGGTAGATTGTGATGGTGGTGGACATGATGAGATTGATATTATTAATAAACTCGCAGGAGAGGAGTTGGTGAAATGATGGAAATATGTGAATGTGAGCATATAAAAGGAGCTCATGTTGAAGCTCGTAAAGGAGTTTTTGAAGATTGTATGAATCCAGATTGTTTTTGTAAAGGATTTAAGGAAAGTGTTGAACATCAGAATTGGCGGCATAATATTCAAATTCACGAGAGGGAGAAGAAATGAAAAACTATAAAATCGGAAGAGCAAGAAGGGTTAACGCAATAGAAAGAGACATCAAAGCATCGGTGTTCAACTATCAAGGTGAGGTGTGACGCCGAAAGCAAATAGTTCTATAATATCAAATAACCGCAGATCATAGTCTTTGCCTCTTAAAGATTGTTCCAGTCTTTTTCTATCGAAATCTTGTTTATTCATATGAAAATTCCTCAATTAAATTTAATCTTCCAAGAGCTTCATCAACACAGGCAATAGTCTCATCACCCATATAGGTGTTAGCTCTTGAACATCTAACAATGTTCCAATAACCATATGTTTTTCCAAGGTTTTGAGGTATTGGCCTCAATGTTAATTTTATGCTTTCCATAATCAATCTAATAGCTTTTTCTTTTTGTTTCTCAAATAAATCAGTGCTGAAAGCCTGAAACTCATCTAATTTCTTGCTATAATCAGTCATATTTCCAATCCTGCAACAAGAATGTATTCTTTTGCTGTTCTTCTTGTGCATTTATATTTCCTCATGATAAATAACAACAATTTCTCCTTATCTCCTTTAGTCTTAGGCCTTGATTGTTTCAGAAAGTCCTTAATTGAATCTATTGCATTATTTCTTGATATCTGCCTTGTATTCATGCAATTAGTATAACACACACATATATAAGCCTTTATCACTACTTTTGAGTGTGTGTTTCTTACAAAGAAAGAAGTAATCAAGAAAGAAATACTACTACTCTACTATACTATAATAGACTTCATACTAAGAAAGACTAAACATAAGATACACACACTTATTTATATGTTTCTCTCTTCCATACAACCAGATAACAGCCCCTTTTAATGATGTCTTATCACTATGGAGTTGTTCCCCTGTCTCGTAACATTTAAATAGTTTCAAGACTTCAGAAAACTTCCTGTTTTCTGTTACATAAATGTATTTAGATTTCCGAGACAACGAGTGTGTCTATGTATAAATAGTTACGTCATACTTGACGCAAATCACATAGATTTGCTCTCGCTGACGTGATTAATTGCGGTCGAGTGTATCCTCTCGCGTGTGATGTCGTTCGCGTGTTCGATCGAGTGTTTGTTTCCATTATAAGCGACTCTATTCCTCTTTTATTGTGTGTATATGGGAGAACCCCAGACAAATTTTAGAAAATATTAAAAACCCACGTAGACTTCCCCCCACATGGACCTGATACTGGACGCCTGGCAGAAGGAAGTCCTTGCGACTAAAGGCAATCTATGCCTATGTAGCGGAAGACAAGTCGGAAAGTCCACTGTAATTGCTATCAAGGCAGGAAAAGAAGCCACCAGCAAGCCAGAGCAATCCATCATGATTATAGCCTCGGTCGAGCGGCAGGCCCTATTGCTGTTCGAGAAGGTTCATGCCTATATCTACGAGAACTACAAGAGCATGATTAAGAAAGGCAAGGACAAACCGACTAAGCACGAGCTGCGCCTGACAAACGGCTCAATCATACGCTGCCTTCCTGTTGGAGAGTCTGGACACGGAATCAGGGGATATACTATCAACTCACTTTACGCTGACGAAGCGCATTTCATTAATCCTGATGTTTGGGCAGCAGTATCTCCAATGCTGGTAACAACCGGGGGGAAGATTAATCTGCTTTCAACGCCGAAAGGAGCATCAGGCTATTTCTATGACAGATTTTATGACAAGAAATTCCACAGCATTCATGTGAACGCAGAGGAAGTTGCAGAAAAGAGAGAAGAGCCGCAGAGAACATGGATGATAGAGTTCCATAAAGACGAAAAGGAAAGGATGACTAAACTCCAGTATCAGCAGGAATATCTCGGTCTCTTTGTAGGCGGCATCCAGAGATTTCTCTCAGATGAACTCATCGACCAGCTCTGCACAGCGAAACCATTTGACTATAAAGCAACAGGAGATAGATTCCAGGGAATTGATATTGCAAGAATGGGCGGTGATGAAACTGTCATGACATCTGTGGATAGAATTAATAAGGAGAACCTGATTCAGTTTGACATTGAGATTCCAGAAGCTCAGAAACTCACAGACACAGCCAGATTAATCATTCATAAGGACAGAGCTATCAATCATAAGAAGATTTATATGGATGACGGCGGCTTGGGAGTCGGAGTCTATGATATTCTGTTTGAAGACCCTCAAACAAAGAGAAAAATCGTTGCTCTCAACAATGCAAAGAGAAGCATTGATATTGAGCCTGGAAAAGACAAACCAAGGGGAAAAAGGCTGTTAGGAGAAGACATGGCTATAAATTTCAAGGTTCTTGCCGAGAATGGAAAGATAATCCTGTTTGATGACCCAAGAATCAGACAGAGCCTTCGCTCTATGCAATATGATAATAGCGAGGGACTAAAAATCTATGGGAGCTACTCTCACATATTCGAAGCTTTGAAAAGAGCTGTTTGGTGCATGAAAGACAAAAGTTTAAATATATACTATTTCTAAAGCCATCATGGCAGTCACGAGCATCATGACGACTGAAGGAGAAATTGACCAGAAGCTGGGTGATAATGTAAGCACAGGTTTTACAGAAACCATGAAAAATGCTGCTGTTCTCCAGGGAGAAAGCATGGTGAATGTCGTGGCAAGATTCAATTTCAGTGACTGGTTTGCTGGTTCTCCGAATGCAGATGTCAAAGGACTTCTATCAGATATAGTCTCATCATTTGTAGCAATTCAGGGCATAGCCTATAAGATGACAGGACAGGATGCAAGCAAGAATAGGATAGAGGCAGAAGACCAGATTAATATCCTCAGAGACGACATGCTCAGAGGACTATCACTAATAAGAGACAAGAAAGCACAGGATTTCATAACAGGAGAAGACTAATGCCGCCACATGATTTCAAGAGATTTCCAGAACTGTCAAACTCACAGATGCAACTCTACTATTTTGATTCTCCTCACAAGCAAATAACAGAAAACTTCACTGCTAAAGTCGTAAAGGTCACAGACGGAGACACAATTCGTGTCATGTGGGATGAAAGAGATTTTGATTTCCCTATAAGAATTCATAACCTTGCTGCACCAGAACTGGATGAAAGAGGCGGAAAAGAAAGCCAATCATGGCTTGAAGAAAGAATCCTGGGTGAAGAGGTTGAAATAATCCTGTCAAGAATGAGAGTTGAAAAATGGGGCAGAATATTGGCAGATGTTATCTTTGGCGGGATGAGAATGAGCGCAGAATCAATAATAAACAACCATGGAGTTCCATGGGAAGAGAGGGAGCAAATATGGTTTTAGAGATTCCAGGTAAAATCTTAGGACAGGATGATGTCAGGGAAACACCAGCAAGCACTGCCGAAGCAAATGCTTTCACATTTGACACAGATGATTTTACAGACACAGCAGGAGCAATCAGCCTGAAGAATAAAACTTCTTATTATGCTGTTTCTCCCAGTGATTTCATAGCAGAAAATCCTGATACAGATAATTATATTTATGGTATAGCTCATGGCAACATATCCACAAGTGTAGATTCTATATCATACATAGCTCCTGTTCATCTGCCGCAGGGAGCTGTTGTAACAGCGTGTATAGTACATGGAAGTGCGGGTGCAACAGCCGAATCATGGACGTTAAAGAGAGCAACGCATGATAACCCATCAGGGGTAACAATGGGTACAGCAAATTTTGATACCGCAGATTCAACAATAGCCAATGCAACAATAGCTAATCAAACATATTATTATTTTATAAGTACTTCAACACTGGATACAAATGACCAGATTTATGGGGGAGTAATTACTTACACAACAGACTATGATTAATAAAATTTATAAACAATATTTGAATATGATAATTAAAATCTTAGAAGGCAGAGGAGTCTGCTTCTGGAGCGGTCTTTAAATGCCAGAAACAGACATAGGAAAAGCAGTCGCAAGCGATTTAACAACCGCAATAACAGATTTCTCAGTGGATACTGCCATGACAGACGGTCCAACAGACCAGCCAGAAACAACATGGATGAATGAAAACTGGTCGCAATATTTCGGCTACTATAAAGACATTCCAGAACTGGCTGCTGTTATCGACGCCAAAGCAACATGGACTGTGGGAAAAGGCTTTAAGGCTGATGAACAGACAACAATGCTTCTGGATACAATCAAAGGAAATGGATTTGATACATTCAACACAATTCTCGAGAACATGGACAGGACAAAAGAAATAGGTGGAGATGCATATGCAGAAATCATAAGGGACGATGAAGGCAATCTCATCAATCTAAAGCCTCTCGACCCAGCTGTAATGAAGCATGTAGCTAATCGGGAAGGAATAATCATAAGATTTGAACAGATATCAAAGACTAAGCAGCCTGATAAGAAGTTCAAGCCAGAAAAAATATTCTATCTGCCAAGAAACAGGGTCGCTGATGAGATTCATGGTAATACCATGACAGAGAGACTGGCTAAAATAATCCTGATGAGAAACGAAGCCATGGAAGACTGGAAGAGAGTCATGCACAGGAATGTAGACCCGATGATAGCCTATAAACTGGACACGGATGACACCACAAAGATAGCAGATTTCAAGAGAAAAGTTGATGCAGCAAAAGGAAAAGGAGAAAACATGTATATCCCTCAGGGTTCTGTTGAATTTGAAATAATCTCTCTTGCTCCTAATGCAAACCTAAATCCTCTGGCATGGATTGATTCATTAAATAATTATTTCTATCAATCAGCAGGGGTGCCACAAATAGTTCTTGGGGGAACAGGTGCTATAACAGAAAGGGCAGTTTCTATAGCCTATCTCGCTTTCCAGCAGACAATAGAGGAAGAACAGCTTTTTATCGAGGAACAGGTTCTGTCTCAGCTTAATCTCGTTATAGAATTGGAGTTTCCAGCATCATTACAGAATGACTTACTATCAGACCAGAAAAAAGATGGTCCAATAAATATAGATAAAAGTGAGACCACAGCAACAGAGGAAAGAGCATAATGACAAAAGAAACAAATAAACCAGTAATTGAATCCATAATAAACACGGCAGCATTGGCTTTGTCTGTGTTTGCTGTGACAGAGATTCTTAAACAAAACTACTATGGCTTTTTAGTCTTGGGTGTATGTATAGGAATTGAATGGCTTAAATACTGGGGAAGAAGAAAATATTGGTAAATAGAAAATGGGAATAACAGGCGGAAGCAGAGCAACAAAGAAAGGTAAAGAGCAGAAAGAGAGAACAAAGAGAAGAGAAGCTCTGATAAAAGAATCTGAAGAAAAAACAGGTGTAAAGTTTGGAAAGGAATCTTTTGAAGCTGAATCACGGGCTTTTGAAGAAAAGAAAAAGAGAGTCACAGAGCCTTCACCAACAATCAAATTAGAGCCAAAGAAAACAGGAATTGCTAAAGATATTAAAGGAGCTGAGGAACTATTAGAAAAAGGTCCTTTAGGAGATAGAACTCTGGGTGGAAGAGCGGGTCTTTTCTTATCAATCGTTCCTGGGGCATTAGGGAAAATAATATTAACTGGAGAGAAAGTTGGTTTAGCAACAGGCGCAAAAATAGTCAAAGCCTTTCAAACAAATGCAAAGACAATAAAAGTATCAGAGTCACTTGTAACAGGAGTATTAAAACAATTTAGAAAACCAGTAGTTATTGCGGCAGCTATTGGCTCTATAATAGGCACATATCCCTGGGCAGAATGGGCACAGGGAGAAGCAAGAGAGGTCATGGGTTTTGCTGTCGTTAATGCTTTAAAGACTGATAATCCTGAGATAATACAGGAAGCGCGTGATGCACAGGATGAATTATGGGACCAGAATGTATGGGAAGGGTTGGCAAGATTAATACCAGGGGCAAACATAGCAATAGGTTTCTGGAATAAATATAAAGCTCTAAGAGCGCAGGCTGCTGTGAATGATAAAATAATGGCTGATAGAATCCAGCAGATTGAGACTGGAGAATCAGATGATGAGAAGTGGAAAAGGGTAAGAGAAGAAGAAGCTGAAGCTGACAAGGCAGCTGTGGATTATTATAACGAGCAAAGAAAACAGATGGTTGATTGGGAGAATGAGGCTGAACTTGCATTAGCTGAAGCTAAACAGAGGATATTCGAAGCAGGCACATCAAGAACAAGAGCTGCTGAGATTAAAGCAAGAGAAGAAGAAGCTGCATTCTGGAGAAAAGAAAGAGAAAAGCAAAGACAACTGGAAGCTGAAGACAGGAAAGCTATTGCTGATTTCTGGCTGGCATATAGAAAAGAAGCATTAAGAATCGCTAATGATAACAGACCAAGCAATCTAAACTTTGGTCTACTGTAAGGAGGTATAATAATATGGATGAAAAAAAGAAAGCAGAGGATGAAAAGACAGAGGGAACAGAGGCTGGTGATGCTGAAGGGAGCGAGCCTAAAACAACTACGCTCATTGACGACGCTAACCTTGCAGCAAAAAGGATGGAAGAAGCCAATAAAGAAAAGGCAGAACTTCTTAAACGAGAAGAAGACCTTGAAGCAAGAAAAGCTTTAGGTGGC